CCATCTACGATCACCTCTTTCCAGTGGTATAGCGTCCTTATAGTTAGTAAGACAGATGTAGTTAGTCGTATTATATGCGTTATACATATTCACATGCTTAGGGTGTACCGTAATCCATTCATTAGTGATAAAAGGCTTGATTGCGTTTGCTGCTTCATACCGATTCTTACCTGTGATCTTCATCTCTTCAATGACATTCACCATACGATCGGTAGCCCATCCCGTATATCCGCTATTGATCTCCTTGGAACCAACAACACCAACATTAGAATTACCTAACACCGAACATAGGAGAGATGAGAAGAATGACTTACCCAAACCTTGAGCTGATTGTATCAATGGGGCCCATAATACTAGTTTACCCGGATATTGCACTTGATGTGCTAACCACTGGGTAAATATCTCTGCTGCTACCTCATCTCCAATAATTAGTTGGATGTGTAACTTTATCGCCTCAATAGCCACACGAGCCTCAGCAGAGACAATAGGACTAGCTTCTGGAACTGTGCTAGAGTCAAACGTATTATAATAAGACTTACCTGCTATGTGACATATAGCCTCATCATAGAAGGGTAAGTAGGACGTGGAATCTACTTGCCTTAAGTACCCAGTATCACACACGTACTTATGTGCTGATGGTTTAGAGCCGCTCTTAGATGCAGGTATATGCTTACCTACTGTGAGGTTAAACCCATCCTTCTTATATAACGTCTTATTCTTTATATCCGCAAAACGGTCTTGATCTACAATATACACCCATTCTTTAATCCATTCAGGAGCCTCTTCTGGAATACTCTTACCTACAGGGGCCTCACTCTCAAGAATACTTTTCCTTATTACTCCAAGGCGTATTGTAACCCCAAGTTTTAAGAATCTCTTATGTATATATGAACTTAAGATATCTAAGTCCATGTCCTCCAGTTTGACGCACCCTATAGCAGGTATAATCTCTTCATTCAACTGGTCAATCGTTGCGTCGTCTATCTCCTTCTTAAATCTATCAATCTTACTCCTTACAATATCCTTCTTCGCCTGATCTGATAAATACTTCAACGTCCCAATGGTGACGCCACTATCTGCATGAAAGCTCTTCCACTTAGATTTACACTCCCCTTCTCTATAATTAGAAGATCCCTTAGACCATGAATCCCACAAGGCTAAACCCTCTTGAGGTGACCAGTCATGTAGGGCCATACCCACCTTAACCCAGTCCTCATATCCTATTGATGGGTCAATAGCTTCAAGCATTAGATGTATATCTTTAATATTAACATTGGACCCACTGCCTGATATTAAACCAGTGAAGTCCCCGTAAGAGGCATTTCTGGTATTTGGGCGCAACGTATCCTTAGCTATTAACTCCAGGAGTGCGGTGGGGGCCGTATCTATACGTAACTGCCCTGATAGATCGTCATCTATCGTATACTTACCTTCAGGAGTGGTTGAACCTGCAATAACACATTGTGACCCCTTTGTCAGAAAATCAATACCCGGATATTCCTTGATTGTTTTATTCCATCCTCTCCCTAGATGGCGCGAGGGTATACTTAAATAGACGTGGAAACCTCCAGATGGGGTATGTACGGTGGGGTTAAGTTCAAGCGATGGGTTATATTGCTGCAGATGCTCAAGTAATTGGAAATATGACTTAGCGCCTCCATTGCGTGGGTCAACGTCAATCACCAGATCGTCAACCCCTAATACCCATCCAAAGTTACCATCGTGTCTATTTAATACATCTAAATTAAGACAAAGTGATGTCCAATTGCTTTTAATTGGCACTTTACCCTTCAAAGGAGTGAGATTTTTTCTAAGTGAAAGGTATTGTTGTGCATGAATATGCATAATTTTTTCTCCGATTTTTATAGTTAAGTGGTTTGAATACTCTAAAAATACCATGTGATTTGTGTTTTAGTCAACTAAAAAAGTAGATTTCTAATTGAAGAATGACGTTGTTGTAGTAAAATAGTTATAGTAAATGTTCAAAAAAGCGTAAAAACTTTAACAAAATTATACTAAGAGTTACTATAACGGCTTTTTACGTACGTTTCTTAACTTTTTTATCGGTAGTTTGTTAAGTTATTATACTTATATATTAATAACATAATATGAATATAGATAATAGATAATGTAGTATATTATAATATCTATTTAGTATGCTACTGCTTATAACTCTAACTTTTTACACCAGAATAATAATTTAGTGAGAAAATGAGAAAAAAAAAAATGTATAAGGGTAGTATAGAATTGTAGTCGTAGTTAGTACTTTTGATGTTACTTCTATCTTTACTACTACTTTTTACTATAACGACCTGTTTTCAGGTTAAGAATTAAAAATATATAATATAGGTTTTTATGTTTCAGGGCTTGACTCCCCTTTAGCAACCATGGTAAACTTGGGGTGATCGGATTGATGTGTTTGTGAATTGGCCATTTGCTTTCACATCGTCCAACAATCAAATCCCGGTGGTTAGGTCATGGGAAAACTTGTAAAGCGATCTGATGGACGTTTTTACCTCGAGCAAATAGAAGATTCTGGAAGGGATACCCCTATTGAGTTCTTGCTTAAAACTATGTGGAATGAGGACGTTAGCGTTGCTCAACGCATAAATGCAGCGGTTAGGTTATTGCCGTACATGTATCAAAAGCAACCTACTGCGATAGAGTATTCAGGGGAAGTCGAGTACGTTCCTCCTTTTGTACCAACTAGGTCATATATGAGAAATAGCGATGATGATTTCTCAGACCTTTGATGCGAAGTTTTCTGAGGACGTAGCTAGAGGTTTAACTAGACCTCAGAAAGAAATATTTTACTGTGATAAACGCTTTAGGGTTGTTGTCGCAGGTCGTCGCTTTGGAAAGACTGTGCTAGGTGTCAATGAGTGCCTTTATGCTGCACGTTCAGGTCTGAATCAAATTATCTGGTATATAGCTCCCACTTATCGACTAGCTAAAGAACTAGTATGGGATGATCTAAAAAACGCTCTTCCGGCTGATATGATCGCTTCTAAGAATGAAAGCGAGCTTTCTATCGTGTTAAAGGGTTATAACTCTAAGATTACATTAAAAGGTGCTGATAATCCTGATTCGCTACGTGGTAGTGGTCTTAACTTTGTTGTGTTTGATGAAGCAGCAGATATATCACAGAAAACTTGGTCAGAAGTCATCTACCCTGCTTTAACAGATAAGCAAGGTAATGCGTTATTTATCGGAACGCCTAAAGGTTATAACTGGTTCTACGACCTTTATTCCGACGCTAAACATACAGACAACTGGAAAGCATTTAGCTTTACGACTGCCCAAGGCGGCAATGTGCCAGAAGAGGAATTAGAAGCTGCAAAACTTAAGATGTCTGATAAACAATTTAAGCAAGAATTCCTTGCTTCATTTGAGACATTAGCTAACCGAGTTTACTTATCGTTCGATAGAGAGTATAATGTAGACAGTGATGTAGAAGATTTAGGTACTGAAATATATATAGGAATGGATTTCAACGTTGCCCCGATGACAGCAACGCTATCTAGTAAATGTGGTGACCAGTTGCATACATTTGACGAGATATCGTTGATGAATTCGAATACGGAAGAAATGGCAATGGAAATAAAGAACAGGTATCCGGATAGGAAGATTATTGTCTATCCGGATCCAGCAGGTAAAGCGAGAAAGACATCAGCAACGGTGGGTAGGACTGACTTTTCAATCTTACGTGAATTTGGATTTGATGTTGTAGCCCCGTCTAAAGCACCGCCTGTTGTGGATAGAATAAATGAAGTAAACGCATTGATGTGTAATTATAAGCAACAAAGAAGAGCTTTTATACATCCTAGATGTGTGGAATTGATAAAAGGGTTTGAAGGTTTGACATATAAAGACGGTACGTCACAACCGGATAAAAGTTTAGGATTGGACCATCTGCCGGATGGTTATGGGTATAAGGTACACATGTTGTTTCCAATTTCTTCTAGTAGTTCTAAGAAAGTTAAGATATTGGGGTTATAATGCCAGTTGATACAAAGAATAAGCAGTATGTTGATAACCAGAAGATATGGAAGAAGTGCCGTGACGCCGTAGAAGGGCAAGAGGCTATCCATAAAGGTTCAGTTGAGTACTTACCTAAGCTTAGTGGGCAATCTACTACTGAGTACGTCTCTTATCGCGATAGAGCGCTATTTTATAATGCTTCACAGCGTACAGTTGATGCTATGAGCGGTTTATTGTTTAGAAAGTCTGCTAATGTTGTTATACCAACACCACTGGAACCTTGGTTAGATAACATTGATATGCAAGGTAATTCTCTGCAGACATTCACCGAGAACCTTGCAGATGAAGTGTTAGTTGTTGGTCGTGTAGGTGTTTTAGTTGAACATTCCGTTAAGACTGAGGATGTGAGGACAATTGCAGATGCTGAAAGAAACGGTTTAAGGCCGTTTTTAACGTCATATAGAGCAGAAGATATCATCAACTGGAATCAGACTACATTAAATGGTGTAAAGGTTCTGAATCTTGTTGTATTGCGAGAATATCACTCAGTACAAGGTGAAGATGAATTTACATGGCAAACAGTAGAAAAGTACCGCGTCCTTGATCTAGTTGAAGGTGTTTATAGGCAAAGGGTGTTTGTAAAAGACCGGAATGCTAACTTCACCTTAGAGAGTGAGATCGTACCGAGAGTACGCGGAAATGCTTTTAATTACATACCTTTTATCATTATTTCAGGAAAAGATGCTGATTTTTCTGTAATTAAGCCACCAATTTTAGATTTAGTTAACGTTAATCTGTCACACTATAAGACAATGGCAGATTTAGAGCATGGCGCTCACTTCACTGGATTGCCTACCCCTATCATAACTGGGCACAATCTAGGTGAAGATGAAACGTTTAGTATTGGCTCTACAACTGCTTGGGTTCTTCCTAATGAAGAAACGGACGTAAAGTACTTAGAATTTACAGGCCAAGGGTTAGGTGCTTTAGAAAGTAGACTTGTTAGCAAAGAGCGACAAATGGCAACCTTAGGTGCAAGGCTCCTAGTTGAAGAGAAAGCTGCGGTTGAAGCTGCGGAGACTCACAATATTAAACGACAAGGGGAAAATTCCGCATTGAGTTCTGTTGCTGAGAGTATTTCTAGCGGTATGACCGATGCCTTATCTATCCTTGTTGAATGGTCAGGAGTTAGCTCAAATGACGTTGAATATAGCATAAATAAAGATTTTGTACCGGGTACGATGGATGCGTCTACGATGGTAGCGTTATTACAGATATGGCAATCAGGAGGTATGTCATTCGCTGAGTTTATACGGAATCTTCAACAAGGTGAAATTGTGAATGCTGAAAAATCAGTTGAAGATATAAGACAAGAGATAGAGACGGACGGGCCTGTAGGCTTAGCGATAGGAGACATTGAAAATGAATAATGACAATAATAAGACATCCAAAGGATTGGACTCCAAACGGATTATTAAAGGAGTTATTGAGAGAAGACGGTGATATTGAGTCTTTAGTGGTTGTAGCAAAGTATAAAGATGGTAGCTACGGAAGAGTTTGGAGTAAACAAGGTATGAAAGAATTGGTCTTCAAGAAAGAGCTCCTAGATCAATCAGTTAGGCAGATGATGGACAATGGTCAACAAGAATGAAGAAATTTTTGACAAGACTCTTGAGCAGCAACTCAATACCTTACGTGTTGATGGAGGGCTCAGACGGAGAGTTTTACGTGATTTACGAAGACTCGAATCTGAAATTGCTGCTAAGATTGCTGAAATTGCTCCCGAAGATGCTTCAAGGTTCAAGGCTACGAGGCTTAGGGATTTGCTCAGAGAAGTACGATCACTTATTGATGCTGACTTTAGGAAAATCGAAGAAGAACTACGCGAACAGCTTATCCAACTGGCAAGTTTGGAAGCCTCAAGGCAAACACAAATATTGTCAGACGCTTTCGCAGTCGCTATTTCTGCAACAGCCATTTCGACAGCGAAACTCAACACCATCTATAGAGATGCCCTCATTGAGGGAGCCCCATCCGCAGAATGGTGGAAAAGACAATCAGAACAATTAAAAAGAAGTTTTGAAGATCAGATGAGACAGGGTATAATATTAGGAGATACAAACGATCAATTAGTTAGAAGGGTACGTGGTACGCAAGTATTTGGTTTTACAAACGGTATTATGAACACTTCACGTAGGAATGTAGAAGCTTTAGTTGTTACAAGTGTGCAGTCTGTAGCGAATAGAGCTAGGTTTGAAGCTATGGAGTTCTTTGCTGCTTCTGGTAGGGTTTATATACAAAATTCTATATTGGATAGTAAAACGAGTACTATATGTATAAATAGGGCTAGAAAGAAATGGGATAGTGTAACGAAAGAACCTATAGGGCATAGTTTTCCCTTTGCTATTCCACCATTACACTGGCGATGTCGTTCAGGTATTTATTTATTAGATGCGTCAGAGCTACCTAGGTCATTTGACCAACCGATCACTGACTTCTTAGAAAGAAAAGGTACGACTTTTCAAGATGAGGTGTTAGGGAAAGGAAAGGCAGAACTTTGGAGAGATGGCAAAATAAAATTAACTCAATTGCTAGATCAACAAGGAAACCCGTTGACGCTTCAAGAGCTGAAACGTAAATATGATAATTAACTCAAGGAGTAATCCCATGGATTTAGAAGAAATAAAGAAGTTTTTGCAAACAAGTGATGAAGGTAAGGCGTATATTGAATCTTTAATCACAGAACAAACAGAAGGTTTAAAGAATAAGAATCAAGAACTTCTAGGAAAGAATAAGAAGTTTAAGGAAGAAAGAGATACGGCCCTATCTAAGATCACAGACTTAGAAGAGCAAAACGAAGAATTAGAAGCTGCTAAGGTACAAAAAACTGGTGATGTTGAAGCTGCACTTGATAAACAAGCTAAGAAACATCAAAAGCAGATAGAGGAATTAACAGGTAAGTTAACTGGGTCTGAATCACAGATTAAGAAGCTGCTTGTTGATAACGGTTTGAATGATGCATTGATTAAGGCGAATGTTGCTAAAGAGCATATACCTGCTGTCACTGCATTATTGAAAACGACTAATAACATTGAAATATCGTCCGATGATGACACGCCTGTTGCCATGGTCGGAGATAAATCTTTAGCGGAATACGTTAGCGAATGGTCACAAGGTGACATGGGTAAACTCTATGTATCGGCTCAAGATAACTCTGGTGGTGGGGCTCAGGGCTCCAATGGCAATGCTAGTGCTGCTGACATTGCGAATTTAAGCCCGATGGCTAAGCTGCAAATGGCTCGGTCTGAGGGGTAATTTTTTTAATTTAAGGAAAGGAGACATATAATGTCTGTTACTTTAGTTGAAGCAGCTAAGCATGCACAAGGTCGTAATGATACGGTCTTGTCTGCTATTATTGAGCTGTATGCACAAAGCTCTGATATTCTTCAGGCTTTACCATTTACAAATATCCAGGGTAATGCTTTGAAGTACAGTCGTGAAGAAACTCTTCCGGGTATCGGTTTCCGTGGTGTAAATGGTTCTTACACAGAATCAACTGGTATTGTTAACCCTGTGACTGAAACCCTTGTTATCGCCGGCGGTGATCTTGATGTCGATAAGTTTATTGTTGATACAATGGGCTCAGACATACGCGGTGCACATGAAGCTATGAAAATTAAAGCTTTAGCTGGACGCTGGACAAAAGAATTCTTGAAAGGTGATAATGAGACAGACCCTACGGTTTTCTCTGGTCTACAGTCACGTATTCAGGGAGATCAATTGATCTCAGCTGGTGCCACCAATGGTGGTGAGCCTCTAAGTCTTGCTAAACTTGATGAGCTTATTGATGCTGTTGATAATCCTACAGGCTTGATTATGAACAAGGCTATGCGTCGTCGTCTAACAGCTGCTGCACGTAACACGTCCGTTGGTGGTTTCATTAGCTTTGATGTTGATGCTTTCGGTCAGCAAATTGCAAGATATAATGATCTTCCTATTTTGATTGCAGATAAGGATAACGAGTACAATGATATTCTACCATTCACAGAAGTTTCTGCCGGCGCAACCCCTACGGCAACATCTATTTACTGTGTAAGTATGGGCCCTGATGGCGTTTCTGGTCTACAGAATGGTGGCATCAATGCTCGTGATCTAGGTGAACTAGAAGATAAGCCTGCGTTCCGTACTCGTGTAGAATGGTACTCAGGTCTTGCCGTGTTTAAAGGTCGTGCTGCTGCACGTCTACAGCATATCGCAGATGCTGCGGTCGTTGTTTAATTTTGATCTATAAGGAGACTTAATATGTCTATTGATACAGAACGTCCGTTATCGAATGCGGTTCTTAAGGACGTAAATCTAGAACTGAAAGACGCTGGTCTTGTAGCCGCTTCTGCTGCTGCTGAGGTTGATAGTACTGCACAAATTCTAGACCTCGGTCTAGGTCGTACTGATGCTGAGGTTGTTCTTGATGTTACAGCGGTTGAGGTTGGATCTGGTGATGAGGTTTACACTGTTATTTGTGAATTCTCTAACTCAGCTACTTTTGCATCAGGTATTGTTGCAGGTGCAAGCATTCAATTGGGTGATGAAGCTGCAATGATCGGTGGTACTGATACAGATAATGGCGTTGGACGCTACAAGCTAGGATTTAGCAACGTAGTGAACGATACACATTATCGTTACATGCGCCTATACACTGTAGTAGCAGGAACAATTACAACGGGTATTAATTACTCTGCTTTTGTTACTATGCGATAGTATTACATGTTATGCGCCTGACTGATAGTTGGGCGCATAACTGCCTTTGTTTCAAGGAGACACGATTATGGCAAATGAATTTATTACAAAAACTGTTAGACTAAGATGTCTCGAGGATGATGTCTTTCAAACAGAAGGAATTATAGAACGACTACCGGTTGATGCAAAAGAGATCTTAGCCTCTGGTTACTATGAGTTAGCCCCTGGGGATAAGTTGAAAGTAAAGAAGAAACAGGAAGTAAAACCTGTTAAGACAGACAACGGAGAAAGTGTTGTTCCTGATGTACCAGTGGAACCTGTAGAAGATTTTGATGCTAAGATACAATCTATATACTCTATGAATAGAAGATTGCTCGAAGCGTTTGTTGAGAAGGAAGAATTAGTTGTTGATCTACAAGGGTTAAATCTTCCTAAGAAGAGAGAAGCAGTTATTGCAGCTCTAACGGAAAAAGAAGAGCTTTAAGAGGTAATTATGGCGATTATAGTAGAAACAGGGGCAGGGTTATCAAATGCAAATGGTTATATAACTGTTTCTGCTTGCGATACTTACCATTCTGACAGAGGTAATAGCACTTGGAACGGTTCTAGTGATAATAAGACTATAGCTATAAAAAAAGCTACGGAGTATTTAGATGCTACATATACTTGGATAGGTGTTATTAAGAAGGACACACAAGCTTTAGGTTGGCCTAGAGATTTTGCTTATGATAAGGATGGCAGATCATTAGCTAATATTGTCCCTCAGGGTGTAGAAAGGGCTTGTGCGGAATTAGCGCTAAAGGCTTTACATTCCACATTGCTTTCTGATACAGACAACTCCAACTATGTGAAGAAAGAGAAGGTTGACGTATTAGAGGTCGAGTATAGCAATAGCGCTCCAATTGGTAAAGAGTATCGTTATGTTAACCGATTACTAAAAGGTTTGACCCTTGGTACTTCTGATGGTTCTAACGCAAGGTTATTGAGGGTGTAATGGCTATCGATCAAGCTGCAATGGCTACAACAGCCTTAAGATTGATAAGTGATAACGGTAAGTCCTTCACTCTTAGAAATAAGAGTGAAGGCATTTATGACCCTGCTACTAATGTTATTACAGGTTCTTCTAAC